GTGGTCTCCCTCCCGGGTTGTTTGGGTCGTGGAATTTGTTCCCTTTAGGTGCTGGCATTATAAAAGTCTCCCGCCTATGGGGGTTTGTATAATAAAGTGCATTATTTCAGTATGTTGGAATATCCCCATTATTGCATGTTCGGCCAAAGGGTGATAGAAGTAGTATGAGCCCCCGAAGTAGTTGTCTCCGCTGCCATAATCCTCATCTGCTTACCGAGTCCGATCTCTCCGGCTAACGGGAACTGTTTAAAGAACGTCCCCGAAGTCTCCCCGGTTACAATATCTGTGACTGCCGCATTCCACTGAATATTGGCCTCAGGTGTACCAACAGGAGCGTTTGACAGCTCGTATGATATCGTAGTTGCCCCTGAAGTACCTACAGCTCCCTGAAGCGAAAAGAACCCCTCAGGCTTATACGTGTCCAGCCTAACCCTTGATACTTCTGTTGCTGCTTGACCCTGCGTCAATGTCACAGCTATCGGTCCGTTCCATCCCATTACATTCTCAGCCATTTTACCCTCCTGTGCAAATCATCTGCCAGAGCCAAAACCCTGACGTAAATTTTATATATACGTGAACAATAATAATACCCGTTACAATTCCTATCATCCAGGATATTGGATTATGTGTTAGCCATTTTACCATTATCATCCCCAAGTTGGAATTCTTGTTATCGGAACCATTATTGGATCGCCATGCTCATCGACTCCTGATTGCTCTTCCCCGTCCAGTTGAGGGTATTTTTTATATAAATCAGACCCGGTCTGAAAAATGTCCATTTGTCCATCAATACCTTTTACTTTAGTATCAAGCTCTGACATTACAACCTGACCAGTCTCCCCGCTCAATTCCCATAAAGACTGTGCTATGGTTGGTATCAAGCCAGGTATGACAGATAAAAATGCTTTATTTTGAAATACCTTAAAAGTCTGAACATCACAAGGCTGGATCAATATGGTCTCATCAGATGAGTTGGTTAAATTCAGAGACCACTTACCTGAAGAGTCAATTTCTTTTACTATTATGAATAAATCTGTCATATTACCTCCAGTCCGTTTGTTTGAGGGTTTGCACTTTGTGATTGTTAACGCTATGCTGGCAATCGTTTGATAAGAAATAAGTCAGTGCTGTAGTGGGATTAAAACTACCGTCAAAATCAGCTATTGCTATATACCAAACCCCTAAAACTTTTACGTTTAACTGCATTTTGATATTGTTTGAATCATCTACTTTAGGCCCAGTAATTATCTCTACTGGATATGTTGTCTCAGCTACATATGATTTATCAATATTGATTGATGTTGTTCCATCCGCTAAACGTAATCTTGCCCCAGCACGACAGCTTAAAAAAGCACTGGCCCCAGAGCCAGCATCGCACGTCAATAGCGTGGTATCAACTCCGGTAAAGGTATCAACCCCAGGTGTCCAGTCAAATGTATGCTTTGCTGATGCTGGGGAGACGTTTCCAAGCGCGTCATACAACTTCGGGAATGCTGTAGCCAAATCCGCTGCTGTGATCGTGCCTGCTCTTGATCCGACTGAACCCACACTGTCTTTAAAAAGAGGGTAATTTGCCGACACACCATCATGGAGTTGGATGTGAGTTAAAGTGCCAGTCTTAACAAAATCAACCGTACCTGCAACGGTTACTTCAAAAGTCAGTGGACTTCCTTCCGTGGCCGACCCTGCACCAACGATTGTCGCCCCATTACCTGATATTGCTCCTGATCCAGGCCCTAATACCCAATGAGTATAGAAACCTGTTCCGAGAGATCCGGTGGTTTGATTCGCTGGTGTGGTAGGGCTGGTAAGAAACTGTTCCCAGTTACCTTTACCGGTTAGCCCACGGTTGCCGGTGGTTACATTTAAAGGCACTGTGGCCGCTGTGGTTTGTACAACGTTATTATCATCAAGCCACTGTGCTGCTCCTGCGCTGGTGTCTGTTAGATCGTTTCCAGATATTCTATCCCTGATTCCGTCAATCCAAAATAAGTATGGGAAATCCTGCCCCCAAGGCTGCGCGGAATAAGCCCCACTCCCGAAAGCTTGAAACCCCCATGGATATGTTCCCCATCCGTTCATTTGCCTGAATCCTTATTTTCTTTTTCGTCTATTTTTATCTGCAATATCTTGTTTTCCAGCATATGGTTTCTAACCTTTAGCAAATTTATGATTATGATTGTGACCATAGAAACTATACCAAGCAAGGACAGAATAATACCAAGCAATTGCGGAGGGATCAGCTCAAGTGTCTGAACTACCCCCAGCCCTGTTGCTCCTGCACTTACAATCCCACTCCCTGTTCCGTCTGTCATATCTTCTCTTTTCTATCCTCTCGTATGCACAAACAAGGATCGCAATGAAGACCAATATTCCCCACGCAAGGTGTAAATAGTCCACTGGAAAGACCCCTTTTTAAGCACTATATACAGGACAAATCCATAAAACACGATAAACAAATTATTATATACTGCTGGGCTCAACTCAAGGAACCAACAAATAAACCCGAATGAATTTATAAATATACTAGCCAGTAATGCAATAGTTAAATTCCAAGCAAGTTTGTTTTTTATTGAATGTATAATATAAATTACTGCCAGAGCAAAGAGAGAATTGATATGGTAATAAATCGAATCAGGGAAATAATCAGACATAATCCATAAGAAAATCATGGGGATGGAAAAGAGTACAGCAGCTAACGTATCGTTACGCCCTTTCTGCATTGCAGATGCCGCAACTATCAGTATGATTAAAAAAGTTGTCATGCTTTCCGTTTTCCGCTTTTTTGCCTGGTTCTACCCTTGCCACCGTATGCCACAGTATTTCTCTTGGACTTCTGTTTGGTTTTCGGTATGGTCTTTTTCTTTGGCATTGATCTACCCACTAAAAAAGTAAAATCCCCGCAAAGGTTTTAATCTAAGCGGGGATAGGGAGGTGATAGGACTAATAGTCCTTGTCGGGAAAACTGTAAAAGTTATTTCATGGTTCGACTCCATAAAAAGCTCTCTCTATAAATAATTAATACCGTATCACCTTGTTGTCTTATAGTCAAGAACCCTTTACAACACCTTTCCATATTCTCTGGTACTCAGATATTGAATGGTCCTTAACCCCGTCTGTTCCGAACTCACCAAAATCATAAACCCGGCCCTTAACCCTGTCCTTGAACTTGTCCCACCAAGAAATGTCATGGTGCAGATTTCCGTCTTCATCAAGATAATTCAAAACCCTGTTTTCAATATGCCCATACCCCATGAACCTGGTTGGTACTCTTGGCACAATATCATTGTTGTTTATTACATGGTGGACTCTGTGGCCATGCTTTGATCCAAAAGTAAACGCCGCCGCCTTGCTAAAACTTCTTGGCGGTGCTATCGGTATGCAGATGTTCCCGGGAGTATCAAGATTATAACAACGATATGAAAAATACTGTTCTGTATCCCCGGCCCCTTGACTATGGCCTGTAAAAATAATTGGCTTGTCCTGTATGAAGTATTTTAACAAACGGCCATCAAGATCATATTTAACCGAAAGAACGTCAGAATTAAACCCGTGATGGGAATCCCCCCAAGGACCAGCTATAAAACCACAGTTCAAATTCGTAATCCAGTCATCAAGATTGTCAAACTCAGTACCACGGAATATGCACCAGGCAAAGTCATCGTCTTCACATATAAAAGCCTGGGTGTCTGTGTCTTTGTTTTCCACCCATTTGAAACCGTCTGCTATGCCTTTTAAAGCGCTTTCTATATCTGCCGGGTCTTGGTATGCCATGGCTGACAGGTCAATCGCCTTTGCTATTGTTTTATTCATCCTTTCTCCTTGTAAACATTTTATATTATTATGTAGTTTATTAATTCGGTAAAAAAGCAGAATCAAAAATGTGTTTTCCAAGTTCTGGGTCCACACAATTCCGTAGAACCTGCCGTTTATTTTTGATCTTACTTGCAGCAACAATGGGTCCGTTTTCAAAGTCGCTAATTTTGTTTCGGGTTCTGATTTTTGCCGGTGCAAATGTTCTTGGTGGTGCAACGAAATTACCCCAAAAAAGATGTCGATGCAGTTCAAATGCAGGGGTGACAAGTGGAGTATAATACGGTTTCACATTTTCAACTACCCACTTCCCTTTGAAATACGTCTGCAAGAACACAATCAGTGAATACAGCATCATATCAGGCATTACAGGAGCAAACCCTTTGCCGATAACTCCAACATTATGCCTATACTGTCCATGGGTTGGACAGGCGGGTGATCCCCAAATAAAATCAAACTTGTTAAAATTTTCTTCAACGTATTGATAGGCATCTCCGACAATCACTGTGTCATTGGGGTGCAGGATCGAATATACTTCCGCAATAGCAGGGTCATGTTCAACTGCCGTGATTTCCCCAGCCCAATGCGTCCGGTTTCCACCAATACCAGCATGCAGATTTAAGATTTTCAAATGTTCCATTTTAGCTTCCTTTCTCCAATCAAGATTATACATAGTTAAGTTTACTTTCGATCCTGCCAATGAGGTTTATCCCAGCCCCACATATCAAAGCCATTATAAAGCCAATAGTTAAGTTCACGACACGCTTTCCTGACAGATTCATTTACCGCTGCCCATGCCTCATTGGTGATATCATCAAAGACCTTAAACCCGCACGGCATAAGATCCACAGCATGATAAAAACCGTCGTCTTGCTCCAGGTGCATGGAATCCATTGTTTTGGATACTCCGGTTTGATAATTATACCGTTGCTCCTCGAGTGTTCTTCCGCCATCAATCACAGCGAAATCAACCTCTGACAGCTTCAGTGCAAGATAGATGACCGCCACGATTTCCGGTTTAACTCCTTTTAAATTTTCTCTGCTTCTTTTTGACAATACGTGATATTTCATTTTCCCTCCAAAGATTTCCGATACAACCCCAACCCTGTAGCGCATCCACCGCAGCTTGATTTGTATCGTGTGTAGTGCATTGCTTGTTTGTTTCTGAGATTTTTCTTTTGTGCTTTGCGTTCTTCGGCTTCTGTGATTAATTTTTGTCTGGCTATGCACGTAAACGGGTTATAAAGGATTGTGTTATCTTTTTCGCATTTTATCATTTCTTCCCTTTCCGAAGCTCCCAGGCTTCAATCGTCATGTCGTATGGCTCAAACGTTTCTAATATGATTTCACGTTGGATGGTTGGTTGTGGGGTATGGCAGTATACGTATATGCCTAAAACCGTCAAGAACAGGCTAAAAAGCATTATAGTTTTCATTCTTCACGCTCCTTAAAATTAAGCTCACCACCGACCAAAGTTATATCTGCTATCCTTGGTTTCCAAACCATAGCCTTTCCGCCACGCTTCTTTTTTAGTTTGCGCCAACCCCAAAGCTCTATTTCTCCACCAGCAAACAACCAGGCTATTGTATTTTCTGCCTCAGTCTCCATTAACTTGATCTCATGAGACTTCCAGTCAGTACCGCAGACCTGAATACCAACAAAGCAATCACAGATCACAAGTAGGTCAATTATGTTAAACAGGTCAGTCCTCTTTTTGGCAAAATAATTGTAATGCTCGACAATCCAGTATTTCTGCTTACTGGACTTGATTACTTTTAAAGTTCTTTCCATCGGTGAGGTCATCGTTTCCCCCGCCCTATAGCTTTATGCTCCCTGTCAAAAAAATAGAAACAAAGACCAATCAATAAAAACGCTCCAATACTGATCGCCATACCGAGTAGTCTCCATGATTGTTTTATTACTTTTAACACTGGCTCCTCCCTGTTCTATTTCCACCAGACAAATACTCAACCTGCCGAAGTATACGGGCCTTCAGTTGGCAGACACACTTAATTTTTATCCATACCGGTGGCTTACGCTCTCTTCTTCTCCTGTCTTTCATGGCTACCCCCCCCATAATAGTTACACGGCGTTATATGATCGCTTGAAGCGCACTGAATCATGCCCTCTTTAGGCCCTGTGGTGAACTCCATTGCACAAAGCCTTTTACATTTGGGACACTCGACTTTCTTAAACTTCATAAACGTTGGTAATCCGTTGATCTTCATCTCATGCCCTCCTATTTTAAATTATTTCCTAAGTTCCCTGATCCGCTGATCTGGGATACATTTACCTGGTATTTGCTGGACTTCGCTAAAATTTTCACTGCCACACCTTGGGCAGCACTCTTCTTTTGTCAGGATAAAGTTGTGTTCGCACATTCTGTATGGTCCGTTGTATGGGCTTAGTCCTCTGCATTTGCATAGTTGGTTCATGGTTCACCCCTCTATTTTCTTCGGTTTCGGCTTATTCCCTTCAAGCCATTCAATCAGGTTGGTTTTTTGCAAGGATAGCGTGAATAAACCCATGTAAGCATTTTCAAGGTCTCCTCTTGTCATCTGAGAGATTTGAACGGCTCTATTTCTCTTTTTCTCTTTTGTTTCTGAATTAGTCATATAAACTCTCCTGAGAAAAATAGGTTGTTTCGTGAAAAAACTTTATTCGCTTATCTCTAAACTTTGCCCCGTTCCTGTTCTTTGCCAGGTCTAAAATTGCCATACCTCTAAGTTCTGAGGCTTCTGTATCACTTGCGTATTCTTCGGGCCGGTGTACAAAAATAATAGCATCAGCATCTTCCTCGATCTTTCCAGACTGCTTCAAATCAGAGATTATCGGTGCCTTGTTCGACCTGCCTTTTAGATCCCTGTTCAACTGAGCCAGTAAAAATATTGGGATACCAAGCTCTTTCTTCAGCATAGCAAGCCTGGTACAGTTCTCTGCGAACCTGGTTGTCATCTCACCACTTTTTACTTTCCGGTTTCCGATCTGGGAAAGCTGATCCACAAATATCACCTGGACCCCATCCCGTTTCATCTTTCGACATTTCCTTTCAACGTCTACAATGTCAAGACTTCCGGTGCCGTCTATTTTTATTTTGCTTTCGTAAAAGACAGAAACTGAGTCACCAATATCCTGAAAATCTCTTTCGCTAAGACCTTTGAACTTTCCGAATTTGGAAGAGTCTATCCCACTCTCCATGGCAATGAGCCGGTCAATAATTTCTGACTCTGGCATTTCGATTGATAGGAACCCAACGCAGACCCCGGCTCTATCAAGATTCTTTGTCATGGTGACAGCCAGTGCAGTTTTCCCCATCCCAGGACGGCCAGCAATTATGATAAGCTTTGGCCCTATTGTTTTTAAGCACTGGTCTATCCGTGGGAACCCAAGTTTATAATACATCCCCTCTTCTGATGTGTTCGCTTTTTCTATCCGGTCAATATGGGTATTGATAATGTCTTTCAAGTTTTTGATTTCGTCCGGCCTGGCGTTTGCTTTTATACCCATCATGGAAGATTGGGCAATTGATAAAAGATCCTCGCCGACTAAAGAGCTATCCATGACATTCATGCAAGCTGTTTTTATTTTCCTGGTAACTGAGCATTCCAAAATGATTGCAACGTATTTTTTTGTGTTGAACATTGGCGAGTTATCAAGGAGGTCAAGAAAAAATTGAGGATTAATTTTGCCCTGGCATTTTTTAGCCTTTTTGATTTCGTACCACAATGAACCAGCGTCTATCTTTTCATGGTTGGACACCATGATCAGCATGGTTTCAAATATTACCTGGTGGTGGGTAGGGTAAAAATCGTCAGGGTTTAGCATGTCGCATTCTTCGAATAGATCGTTTCTCATGATCAGGGAGGCTATCAGGCTCCGTTCTGCTTCTTCGTCGTGTAGTGGTATGTTAAAGTCCATGTTTTTCCCTTATTTCTTCTGAGGTTAAATCTGGGTCATTCCCGTTTATTGGGTCAAGCTCGTCCTCCCACCTTCTCTGGTTCAGCCAAGTGGCAGGATTTGGAATGTATTGCCTATCTTGCCACTGGTCAGATTTTTTTTGACAAGATACGGATTCAAGGATTGTTTTTAAGGAAGGTGTTGGTTCTTTGATTTTTTTGTAAGAAGTAAAAGCAGATCCTTTACCAACTTTTTTTGGATACTGTTCCCAAAAGTTTAAAAAATTTGATGTATATAGTTCTTTCTTATTGTTCTTATTGTTCTTGTTAGGTGTTGCTGCTTTGTTGCTGCCTTGTTGCTCTATTGTTGGTATCTTTGTTGCTTTTTTTTCTTTAGGCTGGTAACTATCCCAATTTATAATAGTAATCAGACGGCCAGCCTTTGTTGCTTCGTCTGTTGCAAAATCAAGTTTACCTAATCGTTTTAAACAAGACCTGACATTCTGAATTGATATACCTTTGCCTGTTTTTTCTCTGATTTTTTCAAGAGATGTGACGAACTGCCCACGGGCAACTTTAAATTTGATCCCCATCCATTCCCATTCTGCTGGCTCATGGTTGGCAAGCAAGAGCAATGTTATCATTATTGATTTATGCTCAGGTGTGGAATTCAACCAGATAGGTTTTTTGATCAACAGGCGGTATAATTTTATATAACCGTCTTCCATATCAAGACCGCTCGTTCCAGTTCGATATGGCTTTTTCCTTAGTACCAGCCATTTGAGATCTGCCACAACAATATAGACATTCGCACCGGTACCAAGTAGGATCGCCATCTATTTCTCCGATACCTGAGATACCAATGTTCGTTTTTCCACAAAAAGGGCAAGGTAATAAATTGTCTTGGATTGGTTTTTTCTTAGAATCGTTCATAAAGCCTCCCACAGCTTATACCCAGATTGTTTTAGGTATGGGGTCCGCTGGGTACGGTAAAGGCGACGTTAGCCACCCCCACACAGTTATAATTACACTTTCTTTGGTTGGTGTCAATTGTTTATCTATCATCGTCAAACAACCACGCAACAAAAAGCCATATACACGCATTGACATCAGACATAAAAATCCTGCTAAGACTTTCTGGGGAGAAATTAGATGTGAGCGAAAAGGTGGTGCAGGCCATGCACCCGAAAAACGCCAGCCAGTAGTTTCTATTCTTTGCTACTTTCATAATCTTCCTTTGCCCCTGCTCATGGGTTATGCCTTTTCAGAGCGTATTTCTTTCAGATGGGCGGCGATGGTATTGCAAGACAACCCGATAGCTTCAGAACATTCTTTTTGGGTCTTGCCCGGGTTGTTTTCAAACCATGCGATAATCTTTTTTCTGTTTTCTTTCTTGCGCTCAACGTTGTGTTGGCCTGTTCCGTTCGTGATTTCCATTGTTTCTCCTTTTGTTATATTTTAGTGTGGATTGTTACCATTTGGATGTCTCGATACTCTTTCTTTGTTTCAGGAAAACATCAAGATCAAGACTATCCTTCTCTTCGTTACATTTTTTACAAGAAGGCGCCATGTTGTCAATATGATTTTTGCCACCATTTACGGTAGGGATTACGTGGTCAACGGTCATATAGTCTTCAGCACCTGGCCTGTCTATTTGAATGTTTGTATGGCAGTAAGCACAAAGCCCACCAGTTTTTTCAAATACTGAGATCCTGATCCCTCTTTTTATTTTAAGCCCTTTACGTTTTGGCTTACTTCTCCTTTGGGATTTATTATTTACAACCTCGGCCTTTTTCTCTTTTGCATATTTTGCGGAAAGCTCTCTTGCTCTCGGGTGGCCCATGAATAGCAAAACTGTCTCGTTAAGCTCGATATCACAATCAATGCATAGTGGCCTATAGTTGTTGCCATCAGAACAAATCTGCCATTGGAATACAGCCTTCTGACCGCACCGGATACATTTCTTAACCATAATACCTTTTACCGTGTATGGTTGCTTCCGTTTGACTGACCATTTATCTTTCAAATTTTCATCCTATGTATAATAAATTATTATGTAATTCCAATACACATGAATGATACCATAAAATAAAACAAAGTCAAGGGCAAAATAAAGCTTGACAACCAAAACCCAAAGAGGTATTGTTGATCATCAGCCGGAAGCACACTCCCTGATTGAGTTCAAAGTTTTGCTTGACCGGCACTTTTAAAGTACAGCGTTTTAGATCTTTGAAAATATGGTGTGGTGGCGGAATGGGTAGACGCTACACCGAGACATCCCAGTGGTACTGATCAACTGCGGTACGCATTACGGAACATGGAAAAAGGTAATTACTTTTCGATTGAACTAACGTGGAGGATGTTATGCAAGGTTCAAATCCTTGCCCACACCTACCAAAAACTGAAGCGGGACAGTAAATCCGCCCCGGCTTGCCCCTGCTGAAAAAACGGGCTCTGCCGGATGAAGAAAGGCCCGTACCATTGACCATCGAAACGGGCAAAGAACAAAGTCGGCCCATCTGCCGGATCTACCCCATGGTGGTCCAGGCCATTGTCAGAGCCGATCAGTAAGGCCCGGGAGACTCCGGGCAGATTAGCAGCATGGGGCCAGGTTGTGGCTTGGTCCCATGCTTAACCAATAACACCCGCCACGCCTCTGGTTTAAGCGCACCCAGGCGGGTTACTTAAAAAGGTGGTGATTAAACTGTGGGGGATGGAGTAAATCCTTTGACATAAGGAAGGGGGCTGCGCATCCTAAAAACGCACAACAACATCGGAAGGGGGTGATGAGTTCAAATCTCAACCCATAAAAAGGAGATGCCTATGAATGTACGAATCAGATAAAATTCCTTCTAACCTCACCCAGGTTACCGGCCCGAAAAGCACCCACGCAAAGTAGGGGGAACCTGAAACCAAAAATGCCATAACCGGTCCCATGGAGGCAACGATGCCCAGAATTAGAAACCCCGATAAATAAAGTCCAGTTTCCACAAACTGCTAACATGCATATAAACCCCCTGGTTGATTGGCCAGGGGGTTTTTTATTTGTGATGAATGGCGTGACATTCCCAGCAAAGACATTCCAAGTTTTCCGGTACGTCCTGCCCCCCCTGAGACTTCCGCTTGATGTGGTGACAGTGTAGGGCATGTCCTTCTGGTGGGTACATCTTCCCGCATCGTTCACAGGTATAGTTTTCTCGCAGAAATACCGCCCGGACTATCTTAGGCGGTATTCTGGTTTGCTTCTTTTTTTTCTTTGGCGGCTTCGGCTGGGGTCTGAAAGTGTTCACCTGATATTAATCTCACTCTTTGCAATGCTGATCAAGGTACGATATGCCTCGATATTTGAATGAATCCGCTTGATATTCTCCTTGGAAGCTTTCAAGATGCCTTCTGAGATCTTGAACAATAGCCTTACCTCTGCCGTTTCTCCGTCCATTAGTATCTTGGCAGCAGTGGCAGACTTTTTATCTGTTATGAACGCTAAAAAAGCCTCTGATTTAGCTTGTCTGTATAGACGTTCTTTTTTAGCAACGTCTTCACTCAGATCTGCCAGCTTGTTTGTTTCTGTTTCCAGTTCTGCCAGTTTGGCAACGTAGCCTTTCTTTAGACTTAGGATATCAGTGTAGTCCTGCATACTCTCTCCTTACATGGTTGGTTTGTTATTTAATACTGAATTGATACAGCAGGGATTTTGCCCTGAATGATAGCCGTCAAAATAACTTTGCTTGTATCTTCATCAATTTCAAGCCCCATGAGTGCTGCAAGGGCCTTACGATTAACACCCTTCTGGTGATTCCTGTTGGCGGCTTTTTTATCAGCAATCGCTTTTTCATCGTCGGCTTTTTTCTTTGCTGCCAGTTGCTCAAGCCTGGTTTTCTCTGCTGCATCGTCCTTGGCTTTTTGCACTGCTGCTGCCTGGTCGCGCTCTGCCTGAGCCGCTGCCTCTGCCGCGTCTGCTGCTGCCTGGATTCTATCACGCTCGGCCTGGGCCCTTGCCTCTTCTTCCCGTTCTTCGGCCTCTTTTTTCTCACGCTCGGCACGTTCCTTGGCATCAATTTCAGCCTGGATCTTTTCTTTTGCTTCACGCTCGGCAGTCTCCGCAGCTTCTTTTTTGATCCGTTCCTCAATTGCAAGCCTGTCTTTCTCTGCCTGGGCTTTGGCTTCCTTGGCTTTGCGATCTTCTTCGGCCTTGGCAAGCTCTGCCTCTTTACGGGCCATTTCACGTTCACGGCTTACAAGGTCGTTTTCTGCCAGTGCATCGTCCCATTCAAGGAGGTAGATTTCAAAGTCACGTTCTTTTTGCACCCGGATCTTTTCGGCATCTTCATAATCAGTCAAGGGCTTTCTTGTTGTGGTCTGGATTTCCGTCATGGTATCACGGAAGCTTTTGCACTCCTGGTCAATGACCTTCAGGGCCGCTTTTTTGTCTTTGACATAAAGAATCCTGCTGTCATCAACATATTTTCTGGACCGGCCAATATCGGCGGCAAATGATCTCAGGCTGTCCCGGTCCTTGCTTTTCCCCATGTCAAGGGATGGTGCATCGAATTCTTCAACCTTGGCCCTGACTCCTGCCAAAACTGGGTCCAGCCCTTTGGGAACAAAAATTTCTACCGGGGTGATTGTTTTCGGCACGAGATCGGTTGTCATGATTTAAGCTCCTCAATTAAAGTGTTCAAATCTCTCAAGAATATTTTCACTTCTGCCTTTATGATCCTGATTAAATCCTCGTCTCTCTCAACTTCCATGATAAACGGTTTTACACCAGGGAAATAAGACATGAACCACCAGGAACCCCAACCGGTTAAAGCAAGGCTTGATTGAACCTGTAACTTATAAGCCGTTGGAAGCTTTTCAGCCTCAAGGTATTTGATATGGTTTTTCAGCATTGGGCATTTGATTTCTAATCCAGTATCATCAAAATATCCATCAGGTGAAACGTGGCTTGACTTTGATTCATCAGCCCAGATCATGGCGCATTCTAAGACGGTTACATTTTTAATCAAAGAGAATAAGTCTCTTGCCTCTGGTTCATGATCATTACCCCACTGCATTTCATACGTTTTAAACAGAGGCTTTGATTTTCCGGTTAAAATTTGGCTTGCTTTCTCATAAAGATAATCGCCACGCTGTTTTGACCTGTCACCTCTTGAGGTTATAATCTTCTGTATACCGGTGCCGCCAATTGATTTTTTCCTGGCAGCGTGCCATTCGTCAGATCCCTGTATAAAATCAGTTTCAATCAGCATTTTTAGAGGCCTCCGCTTTAGCTTTGAGAGCGTTTAAGCATCTGCCGAAGTCATATGATGGCATTTCTTCCACGGATTCAATTTTAGCCCATGCTGTGAAGGATTCAACCTTGTACCCGTCAATGGAATTTATCATGTCAAGGATCTGGGAGGCTTGCTTTTCATCAATGAATTTAACAGGGTCTGAAGTTGCCCCATCATCGTCCTGATCATCAGTGGCAAGCCCGGTCATGGCAAGAATTGTATATCTCTGCAAATAAGAAATGGTGGATCCCATTGCCTGGATAGCATTTTTTTGGCCTGACGTATCATGGGCTGCTGACAATGCTGTGCTTTCTGAATGTCCCAGCTCATGGGTTATTGTGCAGGTAACAGTTATTATTTTTTCGCTCTGGTCAAGTGGCCACGCTGCGGTAAGGCCATGTTTACCAAGGGCAGCATTTATTGTGCCGGTTACATTTCCAAGGCTTGCATGGTTGTAATTTGTATTGCCGTAGGAAACATTCTTATCCTTTGATATCCTTGGTGGATTAGCCTTGAATTCTGCCATGGCTTTTGTATATGCTTTTTTAGCCTGGTATGCGTCATGCTCTTTCTGAAGGGCCATCATTTCTCTTAGAGTATCAGGATCTCCGCCAGCAGCAAAAAATGATTGTGCCATTTCCATAGGTGATTTTGGTAAAACCTGTATTGCGCTTTCCGGTACTGTCATTACTTCGGTGCTTTTTCCCATGCTGTTCTCCCTTTGGTTTAATTTTTCCATAGCTTGCATTTTGGCGATGTTTTTACCCATTGGCCACCGGTTAACGGGAAGTCCCAATGATATATGCTCCCGCTTCTGAAATGAGCACATCCCTCATAGCAGCTATCGTTTTTATTGATCGGGCAAGGTTTTTTAAACATTGCTATTTTAGCAGACTCGACCCAGCTTTCTGCTTCTATCCGATCTCGCTCTTTCTTTTCATCAAGCTTTAACTGATCAGCCTTTTTCTTTTCTTTATATTTTCTTATTATGTTTAGCATGATGCTACCCCCTTTTACAAATAAACAACAGGCGTTTCAACATCAACCAAAACGCACCCGTCTCTGAATTCTACCGTTGCTGCCACTCGTTTGCCTGCTATCAAAACGCAGGAGTCGTATTCCTTGATCCTGGCCTCAATCTCTTTTTCCATTTGCTCGTCCATCTTAGTGTAAACGTGGAAAAAATCTGTCTTGAACTGGCCACTCATCACATCCCCCTCAAAAATTCAATTATATCACGTTCGTACCTTGGTTTAAGCCTGCCAAATTCCATTCTTGAAACCGGCTGGCCGTTTTTTATGATATCGTCAATGTCAATCATCGGGTCCAGTTCTTCCTGGTTTCTGGTTCCCGGCTGGGCTGGCTCTGCTATTGTGTACCGTATTACTGTCTGTGGGTCCGTTTTTGGGCTGTATTCGCTCATGATTTCCTCTTTGGTTAAAGCGACATAAAAAACAGTGCGATCATCAAACTGACAAAAAATAAAATTGCCTTAATTGCCTCAGTTATAGGATTCAACTTCGACAGCTTCCTATTTGACTGGTTGAATATGGTCTGATTTCTTAATGCTTGGCCTTGATAGTTCATGTTGGCTCCTTTTAATCGGTTCTTTCTATTGATCCCAAATAGGCCTCACACTCAGAAATTGTTTCAAGACGTTTGCCATTGATGGTCACCGTTCCGTCCCCGTTGTTTTTGAAGGAAAGACTTCTATTTTTGCATGGCTGGATTAAATAATAAATGTATGATTCGCTCATGGTATCTCCTTAATTTAGTTTCCCCGGTTACTCCCCCCGAGACAACCCCAGGGGGCCGGGAATATTATCACACCTGATGGAAAGTATCATTGTGGGTTTGGCTTGTCAAGTACAAAATGTATTTTAGTTGTTGACAAGCTGTACAACATATGAAACAATGCGTTAAATCAAACAACAGAAAAGGAGAAACGTTTTGGAAAATGGTTACCTTTTAGAAGAAGCACTGGACAACATAGACCTGATGGGTCTTATGCCAAAACTTGAAAAGAGGGGATTTAAAGAAGCCAGCGTCAAAAAGGCATTTATAAGGGGGTCAATATCAAAGGACCTGGCCAGCGCACTTGGTGACATAACGTCAATTTCTCGTTTGTTCTGGTTGTATCCTGCCCAGTTCCATAAAAATGGTAAGAGGAGATAGTATGGAAAAGATCCACAACACAAACAGCAACACCCAGCAGGTTAAATCTTACCCGGCAACCGCCCAAAATATCCAGCTTGTATATTGGTTTGGATGGGTAGCTGGGTTGAGACTGGCAGGGATAATCAGATAACATGCTTTTAAGTATACAATGAGATAAAGGAGAAAAAGAATGGAATTTGAAAGAAACCCTAACGGATCAAACGAATTATTAAATGGTGAAGGTTTTTACATCAGTTACAATCCAGCCCCTTGCGCAGGGCTTAGCTGTTTCGAATCTGACACTGGCGGATCTGAAACCGCACTTGTAATTCCAAATGATCCAGAGACCGAATTCAGAATTTTAAATGGTGACTTCAGGAAAGACTACAAATCTCTGGCACCAGACGGAGTCGCAGGTTGTTTGGCTTTTTACGAGAGAATGAAACCCACTCATGATTCAAGTTGGTCGGGGCAATAACATATACTCTGGAAAAATAAGGATTGATAAAAATGGAAAGAGTATCCCAGGTGGACATAAGGAAAAGCTTAGAAGTAGTTGATTTATTGACTAAGGCAGGGGCTGGGTTCGTTCCGATCCCTTATTCAAATGATGAAGAGAAGTGCGCCCTGATCACTGTTTTGACTTCCAAGTTAAACGAAATGATGGAAGATTGCGGCGTATCAACCGACCAAGAATAGGAGGGATCATGGAAGTATACAACGCAAAAGATAGGCTGCCAGAAGACAATACATATGTCGTGGCTCGATACACTGGTGGTAACTGGAGCGACAGCGACGATCAAAACGGCGTAAATTGGAAGGTGGTTAAATTTGTTCGCGGTCTATCTAAATCAGAAAGAGATGCGCTACCAGACAGTGACCAAAGGAAACGCGTATACAGTGGCGCAGACGAGGGCGGGAATAACTTTTTACCGTATCAATGGAAAGAATTTGGCCCAGGTTCGTTTTTTGGACAAGAAGTAGACTATTGGATGATGTTACCTATACGATTATAATAACACCATATTGGACATCAGGAGGATTGAAAAATGGAAAAAGTAATATTCGACTACCCGGAAGTACAAGACGTTGATATAGCCTTTGGAATCGGCATTACACCAAAGATATTAAATCAAGCTAAAGAGGCTGGATTTTATGACAAACGGACCCCTTACAATGATCTTTTTTCAAAGCTGTTTTTTAGCGGTGGAAAGCTTAATTTCAAAAAGGGACTGAACCCAGATTCTCAGACCAGGGCAACAAGATATCTAAAGGCCGTCATGGGATCTTTTGAACCCAAACATGAAGAGAAAGAAGCTGTTTGTGCAATGATTCTTTCTGAGTTAGTGGAAATATAACCGCATTTTTTGGACTACAAAGGATTGAATTATGGAAGTTAAGCACGGGAATGGAAAAACAGAATATGGCCCTGGAGTTAGCATTGAGCTTAACGGAGATGAAATTGCAACGGCAATAGATGCATATTTAGTTTCTCATAACATTTATGTTTCTGGACCTCGAACTATAAGAGTTGGCGGTAATTTGATTAAAAGGGGTAGCATCTATGTTGACCCTTCAGGGTTCGTGATTCATAAAGATGAAAAGATATCTGGGCGTGGTTAATAACAGAATATTTGGACGTATAAGGACTGAAAACATGAAACAGGAAATGCTTACACCAGAAGAAATAGAACAGGCTTTCAAGGGCACAAACTTTGGAAGCGCAGCGCCTGAAAATATCATAAAATGGAGCCTGTTAAAAATAGCCAGTGGGTATCTTACCGGATACACTGCCCAGTGCATACTCCAAGAGCTTGGGTTGTTATCAAAAGCGAAAAGAACGGCACTCACAAAGCGTGGAAAATCATGCTTGTGGGATTATTTCAAAGCCGGGTACAACCACGAATAACATTTAATTTATTATCAGTAGTTAATTATAAAAAGGAGCAATGATTTGTGGATATTACCGAAAAACCACCCACTGTATTGTCTATATGCACCGGGTACGGCGGACTCGAGGAAGGCATTGAAAGAGTGCTTGGAAAAATCAACGTCCTCACTCATGTGGAGATCGAAGCCTTTGCCATTGCGAACCTGGTTAACAAAATGGAAACAGACCAAATGGCTCCAGTACCTATCTGGACGGATCTTAAAACATTCCAGGCAAAGTTCTTTCGAGGTTTCGTTGATATCCTTACTGGCGGCTACCCCTGCCAGCCTTTTTCAGCAGCAGGCTTGCGGAAGGGCCCGGACGACCCAAGACACCTGTGGCCCTTTATCAAAACAATCATCGGAGACTGCCGACCAAGATGTATTTTTTTCGAAAATGTTGAAGGACATCTCAGTAAAGGGATCACCGAAGTCCTCGCAGATCTGGAAAAAATGGCGTATGTGTCTAAGTGCGGAGTATTCAGCGCGGCTGAAGTTGGCGCATACCAAGTACGGAAACGAGTCTTTATATTGGCCTACTCCAACAGCTTCGATGTACAAAGCCGCTGGGGGATGCTCCCAGGAGTATATCGACAGAAGGAGGGAGTGCGGGAAGAACGATTTGGCAGAAGCCGCCGTAGATGGAAGGGTAGGGAGTGGTACGCTGAACCCGGATTGGGTAGAATCGCTAATGGGATTACAGACCAGGTGGACCGCCTTAGACTACTCGGCAATGGAGTAGTCCCAGAAACAGCGGAAAAGGCATTTAGAACGCTCCATAAACAATTAACTACTGACTTATAATTGGTTGATCTCAACTTTATTTTATTTTTCTTTGAGAAGGTGTTGACATTCTCTAAGGTCCTTGGTATAAAGAACCATGAGCGGGAAATAAACCACAAAACAAGGAGACGTATCATGTCAAGAACAAGCAAAGCGAATAACCCGGTAATGATGGTAGGCGGATCGAGTACTTTTAATCTTCTGGGTATGATCAAGGCAATCTATTCTAAAGCTGTTCCCGGACCCGCAGTAAACAAAGGGGTTGCAAAACCTTCCTATTCCGGCAGCACGGGTTCTTTCAAACAGAACCAGCGCAGAGAAAGAAAACTGTCCCATTGCAGACGAGTTAAAAGGGTATAAAGTCGAAACACCCTCCGGGGTGTCTGGCCGGGTGGGTCCCGGTTACTGATGAGACAACCAAAAAGGAGAATTTAATGCCACCAGGTGGAGCAAGGCGAGATAAAAAAGGCAAGCTGCTAACCGTCCCGAAAGGCCTGGGAAAGCCAACCGTAAAAAGGCAATTTGTCATTTTCAAATCCCAGGACGATCATATGGACGAAAACGGCTTGAATAAATCGAAATTCGTTCGGGATGCCCTGGCGGATAAAATCGAACAAGAATCAACTGATAGATAATATCAAGGAGGCAATAAATGCTAAACAAACAGGGCCCAGGGAAAATAGACTGGACGGACTGGAGTTTCAACCCCATCACCGGGTGCAAACACGGATGCCCATACTGCTACATGCTTCGGATGGAAAAACGCTTTCCTGGGATTATGGAACCTGCATTTAAGCCCGAATACCTTGAACGATTCAAAAGCGTTCGCAAGGTCAAGGCCGGGGATAAAATCTTTGTCGGATCTTCTGGTGATATGTGGGGGGATTGGGTTAAGCCATCATGGATAGATGCTGTCTTGGAATGCACAAAAAATAGGCCTGATGTAATATTCCAATTCCTTACAAAAAACCCAAAGGAATATAACAACTGGAATCTCAGTAATTATAAAAATTGCTGGTTCGGAACCACCGTTGACGGAACCGACAGAACAAGGATGAATATTGATATCCTAATATACACAATGAACAATAACTTAACAAAGTTTGTTTCGTTCGAGCCGTTACTTGAAATGCCAAAAATACGCATTGCGGATATGAAATTTCTTGACTGGATCATCATAGGCGCAGATTCGACCAAGGGAGCAAAAAAACCACCGATAGGATGGATTCAATACTTGATCGATATGGCCTATGAAGTGGGTACACCCGTCTGGGTAAAAGACAATTACGGATACCCGGAAGTCATCAAAGAATCATTCAAAGGAGAAACCAATGCCTGAAGAAAGAAGATGTGACTTGTGCAAATATGAGAAGGATGCGCCATGTATCGCCAGAGAATGCAATTCAGTGAATGGCTTGCTGGAATTTGTATCAAAGGGTGCCGAATCAGAAAACCGTTCTGCTGATCTTGATTCTAAGCTGACCTTGGACCAGTGGGAAATTTCATGGCTTGATATAGACACACTTGATATTGTCGGTCCTAATGGGCAACAGTGCCTTCTAACTGGCGGTGATTTTGAATCAATGCTGTCTGCTCTTTGTGGGGCGTTTAGAGAAGGACAGGAATAACCTACTGATGGATCGTAATGGGGAGGACAAAATGATCAAAGCAAGTTGCGATAAGATTCGAGTAACAGTCCGGATAGATTTTGAGGGTGCTGACGTAGATGCTATATTTGGTCAAGCTGGTCTTTTTGATCATAATGTAAGAGGGGCAGAGACTCCAAACGCAAACAGCGTTGATTTGTGCTTGGATCAAATCTTAATGCACCACAAGCGGCATCCTGAGCTTGACCGATTTGGCGCCTTGGGAGCTGAACCATCGGGAACCAATGGCTATATGATGGGGTGTGCTTTAATTGATTTTGATATTGACCCAGACGAATTCACACTTGCGATTCCCAGAGAACTATCCGGCATAGTCGAAACTTTCATGAAAAAATATGTCTCGATTATGGCAGACGGGCAGGAGTTGCAAAAAGAAACCATTATGATCAGGTCGTTTACGAGCTAAGGCCCATAAGCTACTGATGAACAGTACAAAGAGGGGCTATGAAAAAACTAAAATTATTAATCATTTCAATCTGCTTTAGAATCATTGACGAACTTGTGGACGAGGTGATTATAGGGAGCATGTGTCAATGTCCGAAAGGATCGCTTTGTGAATTTTTTAAGCTTGATGAAGACGGAGAAGAACTCTGCCAATACGGTGAAATCTAATTAAGAACAGTTACAAGGAGGTATGAAATGGAGTGTTCATGCTCAATATCAGCAGAGTCAGATTGCGGTGGGCCCAGCAAGCACAGTGAAAAAATTGTCACTGCAAGAAAAAAGCATGTTTGCTTTGAATGCTTGGAAGATATTCAGGCTGGTGAAAAATACGAATATGTCAAAGGCTTATGGGATGGATCATACAGCATTTACAAGACCTGTATTGATTGCAAGAGCATTAGAGACACGTTTTTTGATTCATGGGTCTATACTCAGGTCTGGGAAAATTTCCAAGATGAATTTGGATACCATGACTCTATTATTCCAGAATCATGCATTGCAGAACTTACTCCTGGGGCCCGGGCCCGGGTATGTGAATTTATAGAATGCGGTTGGGAGGATTAAAACCATGAAGAAATTCACCTGCAACAAATGCGACGGAGTCATGAAGACTAACCCGGCGCCATGCTTTACAAGGATTGATACAGACCACCATAGACCACCGACCATGTGCCATGTCAGCGAAACCATTGAAGCTGCCTGGGAAGAGGTCCCATGGGATGATGATAAGCGGGTGCCAATAATTGGCATTATGAAGTCAATCAATGAACAGGCAAGCGATACAATCTGGTATAATGACGGATACACAGTTTTCGAAAGACTTTGGGATTTATATTTAGAGTGCGCCGGGGAAGAGTCAGAGTTGAAAAAAGAATTCCCGGAATACAGTTAATCCACAGATGGAATAGGTATAAGGATGGAAAAAATGGATAAAGAATTATTTATATGCTGTGAGTGCGGCAAAGAACATTCAGAAAGAAGATGCCCACGATGCGGGTGCCCTGAATATCTTAGCAATCCGAACGGGCCAAGGAGTTTGCCATGAAAGTTATAACACTGTGCGGTTCAACTAAATTTAAAAAAGAGTTTCTCCGTGTGCAGGCCGAAGAGACTTTGATTGGAAACATTGTAATCAGTGTTGGTTTGTTTGGACATGAAACCGGTCTTGATATGAATAGTGAAACCAAACGCATGCTTGACAAGATGCATTTTCAAAAAATAGATCTGGCTGATGAGATTTTTGTCATCAATCCAGGTGGGTATGTCGGGTTGTCCACTTGTGATGAAATTTATTATGCCATAGCAAGCAGGAAAAAAGTCAATTGGCTTGAAACCCCAGAGTGCTGGGAAGATCCATATAAGCCATTAGGGCAATGTAAAAATTGCTCCAGCGCCAAGACTCTTCCAAGTGGCAAAAGGGTTGAGAGGGGATATGTTCATCCATGCCTAACTTGTTCCCGGCCAGAAATGAGCAACTTTGAAAACCGCACTATCTAATGTTACAGGTTTAAGGAGGAAGTATGAACAGAAATGACGCTCTGAATGCAAAGTTTTACAGAGAAAAGATAACGAAGAGATGTGCTGTCAAGGCAATTGTTGATATTGCAGAGATGGTTTTGCCGAATGGTACTTGCAGTTTCTATGAAGGGATATATTCCCCGAGAAAATATGATGCTTCGATTCGCTCCATGGTGGATAGAATCAGAGTATTAAAACATGATGCCGCCAAATATCATGAACTCAGGAAAGTTATGAAAGATTTAGTAAGATAACCAATAACAGAATGTAAGGAGACGAAATGTATAAAAAAGACTTAATAAAAGCCATTAAGTTTTCCACAGCATTTGGTGTTATAATGTTTGTGCTTATGTGGCTTGCTGGGAAATAACCAATAACAGAATATACAGAGGATTGAGAAATGAAAAAATACAGTGTGGTATATGCCGACCCACCATGGCGGTATTCATTCAGCAAGAGCAAAAGTCGTAAAATTGAAAACCATTATGAGACAATGACTCTTGAAGATATCTGCTCTATGCAATTACCAGTTGAGAAGAATGCAGTATTATATCTTTGGGCCACAGCCCCAAAACTACTGGAGGCACTCAAGGTAATGGAAGCATGGGGGTTTAAATATAAGACTCAGGCAATATGGGATAAATGCCGTATCGGTATGGGGTATTGGTTCCGAGGTCAGCATGAAATTCTTCTTGTTGGTACCAAGGGGAAATTTAGCCCACCTGAACAAATGTTCCGCATCAGCTCAATTTTTAAATCACCAAGGGGAAAGCACAGCAAAAAGCCAGATGATTTTAGAGCTATGATAAAACTTTGGTTTCCTGGCCATAACCGTATTGAGCTTTTCAGCAGGGCTAAGTTCCCTGGCTGGGACCATTGGGGCAATGAAATAGAATCAGATATAAAACTATAAATCCACACTACAAAGTGTAATTTGATAGCCGGGGCGGTGTTAATTACCGCCCATATACATCCTTATCTTATCTTTTTGCGTTCGCTCTTTGCCTTAGATTCAAACTCAGATAAGAAGGTTGGCAGGTCTGGATCTTCGCTGAATTTCATGATTAGAAATTCCCTAATTGGCCGTATGCTTTTTAAATCAATATTTTCTAATTCTACAAAAGCATCAGATATTTCTTTTTCTGCTGCATGTTCTTCCGCAGCGAGTCTTTCAGTTTCTAATATTTCCGCCTCTTCCTCCTGCGTGTAATATGTTACTGTTTCTTTCCCTGTCGTTACGTCGTTTGATCTATTTTTTACTTTCACAGGTTCCCCCCTATTCGTAGCTGATATTTATTTTCCCATTGTCAAAAGTGTCCGTACCACCAACAGTTGTTAGGCTTATAGTATCTAAATCATTTGTCAAAGATCTAAAACCACCAGACCACCCACCAACGGTTGATGCAGTTGTGATTAACGACCCGTCAACTACCCAGGTATTGGTGGTGGGGTCCAAAAGATTGAAAACCATGTTCCCTGTATAGGTGGTCCCGCCGTTAATGCCATTCCTGAAAAGAATCCCTGCGGTACTTTGCAACCCGGTTCCAGCCTGGTTGTACCCTGTTGATACATAGCCTGAAGTATATATCCCAGTAGAGTCTCCAAATCTAATAATAAAATCAGATGTCCCATTGGAGGATAGTTCTTCGTACATGAAAGTGATCCGCTTTGGCCCTGCCGGAATGCCTGTAAAATCGATAGATGTTCCAGACGTAGAAGCAACCGCCGTGCCAAGTATGATAGATGTTAAAGGTTTTCCGCTTGCCCGTTCATATCCGGTCATTATCCAGTCACCGGAGTCGTATTCTCTAAATCTTGCTATATCTCCAACCGCCGTGGTAATGTTCGCACCCGTTATATTTATGAGGTCTGTCGCATCATGGTTTATCGTCAATACTCCGGCAAATTCAAGCTCGATGACTGTCCCTACTTTACCTGTCGTGTTTATGGAGTCTATATTCGTGGTGTCTGTTACAGTGAAATAATTCCCATCTGTCGGGATCGTCAGGGCCGATGCGCTGGCCACATTTGCCCCTATCGATTCTTGGATTTGATTACCGTCAGAATCTAACGGGCCAGCCATAGTCGGGTCAGGATCAGATGCTAATTCCCCAAGAGTAATATTCCGATTTGGCATTGCCGCTGTCCTTGTGGTTCCGGTGGCCACCCCAGAAAGATCGAACTGCATGACCTTTGTTTCGTCATCAGCATTTTTTATTTGAAATTCATCGTCTAAAAAAACGGCCATGTCGATAGCTTTTGAAGGAACGTAATAAACCTGGACCCCTAAAGAATCCAATAGTTTCAGAGAATAATCCCCTTCAACAAGCACCGTAACTGTCGAACCATTATACAGAGGATATCCCCCTGCGCTTGTCAGCAAAGGCTGATCCACGTCGACAATATCACCGTTTTCCTGCTGTATGCTTATCTGTTTTTGGTTGGCTAATATCTCTGGGTCAAGGTCAACCTCTCCTATATACAGGCTACCACCAGACACCGGCCTGCCTGCTGTTGGATCTCCGAAAAACTCTGGGCCTAATCTTATAACTGCTGTCATTTATTTATTCTCCTGTTTTATGGACCTGAAAAAAATAGAGCATTCATAATAGATATCCATGAGTTTTTCCTTTGCCCAGTATAAAATATTAGCCATAGCAAAGAACACGAACAAGGAGAAACAAATCGCGCATATCCAACAAATAACTGTAAATATCATAACGCCCCCCTTTTCCGTAACTCATCGAATGCGGCGACTTGCTCAGGGCTAAAATCACCCTTATTGAACCTTTCTAATATAGAATTAACTGCTCCTTGAATATTAATAGGCGGTTGCCCGATTGGAGGCGGAACGTTAGAAACATTTTTTGCCTCATAGAGCTTGTCTACATCAGAAAACATTTTTTTAACGATCCTGTTCGGGTCATTAAGCATTTTATAATATTTAGACAAGCCCTTCGCTCCAGTCCCGGCAGCAATTGACACTGGGTCCTTTGCCATCATGCCTTTTATTATCTGGTGACCACTAAAAATATCAGAAAAATCTATTAGGCCCTTGTTATTTTTACGGGCATCTACTATGGACCGTTTCGTTACGTCACTTTCTATAGCCTTTAAATCACCATATTTCTTCTTTAGAGACTGATATTCTTTCCCTGTAGTCCGTTCTATCACTGAATCAAGTTGCTTTCTTAAATCGTTAGCTATGAGAGCGTCAACGTATGCCCTCCCCTTCATCTGTGGTGACGGATCTCTATAGAACTGCTCAAGGGTTTGGTTCAACATCTGGATACCCTCTTGAGCTTCAACGGCGGAATATTTTTCTCTGCCTTTCAGTGATTCCATTCTTGACTTCGCATATTCTACAGTCTCTGGTGAGAAGTCATTGAATATTTTATTATTTATAGTTGGATCTAACTTCTTAGCTGTGGCACCAAGGTCTATTGTGACAGGAGACTCTACTGCGGTTCCTTTTCCAACTTCGTCAAAAACCACCTTTTCCCCCTTTCGTAGAGGGTACGAAAGTTCTCTTTTTACAGAAGCGCCACCTGTTTCTTTAGCCAGGGCATCATACTCTTCAAAAACGCTTCTTTTCGTCTGTTCTATCGCCTGTGAAAACTGGTCAAGAGTTTTTGGTAGCCCTTCTACCTTTGCGCCAGTCTCGTCAATTATGTTCAAATTGTCTTTATTTTTTACTATTTCAGTTATTGCTGATTCTGCTTGATCAAAATATCTTTTTACTTGGCTGCTGGTTGACTTTTTTACAACTGACGGCCTGACCGCTTTGTTTACTCCTTTCTTTATTGCAGACGATAATTCTTTTCCTATTGCTGCTATTGGCTTCCCTGATACTTTCCCCATTGCCATCTTGCCGCCTGCAAGTACTGGGGCTGACGAAATAGCGCTATGCACTGTCGCCGCCACATTAGGATAACCGAGCCTTTCAACTTCGCCACCTGCGTATTCTGCACCTCTTTCAATCTGTTCGAACGGGTAGGCAGTGGCTCTTGTTAATCTTTCCCCTTCTTCTGTTTGAGGCAAATATACAAGTCCCTCCTGGATCTTTTTTATAGCCTTGTCGGCTTTGCCCAAGTCCCCAGTTGCAAAAAGAGTGGCCAACCCACCGAGTCCAGATGCAGGTATCCCATAGGCGGAAGTTATCATATTTAACCCGGTTTCAATAGCCGGATACACCTTTCCTATGTCTTCAACTGTTTGGAATGCTTCACGCCCAGCGGTTTTAGCTATTGTGCGGAACTCTTCTGGTTGTTCTTGAGGAATACCAGTAGTCTCGGAGATAGGAAGCGTGATAATTCCTCTTTCAACTGCCATGTCGAAATCTTCTTTAACCTTCCCAGTTAATAGACCCCTATTGTTAGCCTCTATCAAATCATCTTGTCTGCTCATTTCATAGCCCCAATGATTTCATTAATTCTTCATCTGTTTTCTCTGCTGACGGCTTGCCTTCTGTTGTTACTACCTTTTCCCTTCGCATTCTTGACCGGGCCTTATCAAGCTCAAGTTGAACGCTTCGTTGTCTAAAATTAGCAGCCTCTTTTGTTTCACTAAGCAAATCAAGCATGTCTGAAACGCTTAAGTTCTTGTCGTGTATCTTACTCCATTTCTCCTGCGCGCTTGCTGAAAGCTCAGCAACTGAACCAGTTGAGCCGGTTGCAAGTTTACCTATTTCAGACTCTATTTCAGATAGATACATATCGTATTTTGCTTGTAGCGGACTACCTTTTATTCTCCCGCGCAGTGTCCGCAATGGGATATTCAAGAGCCTTGTATCAAACGTTTTTAAGTCTTTTGACAACTCTGCGACCTTATCAACCTGTGAATTTAAGTTAGTGACAAAGCTGCCCATTGAACTAAGCTGTTTGTCGAGGAAATTTTGAGCGCCTTGAATAGATTTAGTGTCTGCTTGTTCTCCCAACATTGACAATGCGGCCTCTGCCGGAGTCTTTTTTGGGTCGTCCGTTATCCCATCTTCCTTCGCACCAAGGGCATATTGTGCAGCGCTCTTTGCTATTTTGCCCCTTATCTTTGTGGCCTGTTTCCCCCTTCCCAATGATGGCAATTTACCACCAACAGCCATAAATGCACCCCATGTGTCAATCTCTTCCTGTGTCATCTCTTCAAGGTCTATGTCTGTACCGCTTATTTTGGCATCATACGCTTTTACTATCGGGTCAGATGGATCTAAACCATCATCAATATATCCTTGCCTTTCATTTATAAGTTTCTTAAGTGGAGACGGTGAAAATTCCTTGGATGATTCTTCTTTAAACTTATATTGCGCATAGTTCTCCGGAGACTTTTCAAGATCATTGACTCTCAAATATTCCTCATACCCCGCTGTTAGACCTTCGTACTTGTCTACCTCGTCAACCTCAGTAGCGTCCCGCATGGCCTTCCATTCTTTAGGATATCTGAACGCCAATTCCTCAGCGGCGGCTTTTTTTGTCCCTTCTGGGTCTTGCTGGAACCTCTGGATAAAAGAATCTGTCTCTTGCGAACCTTCAGGGCCCACCCCTTGAGATTGCAAAAGTTTCTGCCGGTCCTGTATCAGTTCATTCGCATTCTCTTCTGTTGGGTTTTGGTAGAAGCTGAATAGAGAATCTTTATAATTATCTGAGGTCTGTTTATTTCTAAATCCAGATGCCTGGGACATAGCTTGTGAAAACTCCGGGTTTGCAAGGCTAAACTCCGCCATTGCGTCAGGGTCACCGGACCGGTACGCGTCCAAAGCCCCTTGCTTTATAGTGGCAAACTTTTCAGTAGCCTTCTGCTGGGCGACTTCCTCCCTCTTGCGTTCCTCTATCTGCCCAACAACATCAGAAAGACCTTTTAAACCTTTTGTATAGTCGCCGCCTGGCTGTATCATAAATGGATTTGCCATTGTTTCTCCTTAAAAAATATCCTTTAGTCTTTCCCAAGATTTACCGGGGTCAGCATGTAGCGGGTTTGCCATAAAAGAAATGGCCTTTGATTCCTTCGAACCCTCGTCTATCCCTATGTTTGGCAACCACCTTTTTTCCATATCCTGGTGGAACACTTCACCGGAGAATAAATCTTTTGCATATTCTTTGTCGTCTGGGTCACGGTCACCGTGGGCGCTTGCATATGATTCGTTTGCATAGATAATGGCCGCTAATGCTGCCCATGGGCCGGCTGAAGCCACCGCAGACCCACCACCAGCCGAACTACCACCAGCCGCACCTCCCGCAGAGCCTCCGCTGCCGAACAATCCACTTACCGCTCCCGACCCTCCGCTACCACCACCGCCAAATAATCCACTGACAGCGCCGCTGCCACCAGACCCTCCGGCAGCACCAGACCCACCGGCAAATTGCTGATACGCATTCATCATAGTCCCTGGGTCAATGCCTTGCCCCTGTTGTTCTTCTTGCGGTTGTTGGGAAGGATATTGTAACCCTTGCAAGCCCGGGGGCGGTTGCTGATATTTAAAAGCCATATTATACTCCTATGATATTTATTTTGTCATAGTGGACGAACATGAAAAGCCCCCTAACGCTTACTGCATCAGGTCTCTTCGTGTAAACCTCATCAGCCATGCACCCTATTGTCGAACCGGCCAGCCCCATTTTATTGGCCACAACGTTCCAGGCCCATGAATAAATGTTGAAACCTTCCCGTTCTCCGATCTTTTTGATATTCTTTTTCAACCGTCGATCTGAAAACATTCCGTATGCTTGAAGGCCCAACTGCCCAAGACCCATCAAGTTCCCGGCCTGCTGCTGGCTTCCTGTCTGCATTGCCTGGCCTGCTGCTATCTGGCCCTGCCCAAGAGTGGTTCCTATTGAGCCTGTCTGTTGTGCTATCTGTGGGGCCATACTTGGTAAACCAGACAACCCCTGAAGCCCTTGCATCTGCTGATTGTATGATTCCAATAGCGCTTTATTCTGGAGTTGCACATTATAGTCGTACAGGTTCGATTGAACGTCACCAGACCTTAGACCACCAGTCGCCGCCGCATTCCTTAAAATGGCCTCCTCCCCGGCTTCCTGACCACCCATGATCGCACCGTACAAGGGGGATTTTAAAGATCTGTCAATAATGTCTTGCTGTGATCCAGTCCCACCTTCTACTCCATAAGCCCCGGCTATCTGTTTTAATGACCCTTCTCGGAATTGCTGGGGTAGTGCTTCCCTTTCTTTAAGATATCCCAGCGCTTCCCTTTGGTATTGGGCCTGTATCTCTGACCCTTGTATTGATGCAGCCGCCGCCGCTTCTCCTGGATCGTCTCCGCCAAAACCTAACATGTCACCAACGAAACCCATTATTCACCTCTCTTTAGAGCATAGATGGATTTATTTGTATTACTTCCTGCCACTTTAAAAAATCCACACGTTTTTATTATCGACTTGACTTTTTTAATTTCAACTTTTGCGACTACAAACTTGCACCAAGGAAAGATATCAAAAACAAACAGGCAAAACTCTTTTATTCCACGCTTGATCTTTTTCATCCCGGCCTTGTCGCTTGCAAAATGGCATGACGCAGCGTTTCCTTGTCTGGATACCGAGAATAAAACTTTGCACCCTGGTTCGCACCACAAAAAGTTTATATGGTTTTCATTTGTTGGGAGTCCCATTAGGTCTCCTGTGTATGGCATAAATTTCATATTAATATCCGTCATCCACTAATAGTAAGTCATATCCACCAACCACGCCAAGTGTCGCGGTTGTTGAAAAACAATCCAGTCGAATATCAGTTTTTTCCGGCAACGGACCAGCAGGGGCACCATATTCATACTGCCACCATGAAGACCCTATGGTAACCAACCCTATTTGTCCCTTTGTAGCCCATGCTCCGTTTACACCATTGTTAGCCTTGGACTTCCATTTAAAACTGGCAGACTCACCATTTTTATCATCATCCGAAGTCCCTACATATCCTTTAAGAAAATAACCGGTTTTCTCGTTTGGGATTGTGTATATGGTTTGTTGGGTCTGCCCGTCGTCTGCTGCAATAAATATTCCTGTGTCACCACCGCCAGATACCGATATATCCCCGATATTAGTATTATTAGATCCTGCTGTCAGGACAATTGCCCTATATAACCTGATATAGTTATTGGATAAATTAACAACTGTGGTTCCATTCAGAATAACTGTCTCGGTCTGTTCCTCCCAATTAGTGTCAAGCCCATACACTTGCATAGTCAATGCTCCTGTGTCACCACCAGCCCCTCCGTCCTCATCATCTGTGCTCGCAGCGGTACAAGCAACAGCAGAAGTAGGGAAGAAATCATAATACCCCCCACCAGACCAGATATCCGCACCAGTTACAAGAACCGCCGGGTTATGACCAAATTTGTTGACCACTGAATGGCCAGCAACGTTCCCCTTCGCAACTTCAACAAGAAAATTAGAAACAGATAGGTGCCTGCCTGGGAAAATCTCAGCTATCAACCCGCTTATAGGGTCGATAATTGCTGATTTCACTATCCGTCTGAAAATATTATCAGTCAATGTCAAGCCCTCTAAAATTAAAGGTTATTCTGTCACTGTCTGCCACAACCGCCAAAACCTCCCCGGGTCCCATGTCAAAGTTGTGGTAAGCAAAATCACCGTAGTCAAGCTCGTTCCTTGCTTCCATGTTCGCTGTGGTCTCACTCTCTCCGGTAGCTGACAGCCCGTAAATAATATATTCTGATGTGGCCGCACCTGAAGAAGCGTTAAATGAAACCCTGACATATCCCTGGTACTGGCTACCTGTTGGGACTTCTGCCCATTCTGTTACAACCGCACCCGGGACTATGCCGGCAACAAGTTTTTTGAATTCATCAGCCATTAATAAACTCTCCCATAAAAATACGATCTTGCTCTCATGGTATCAATTGATTCCCCACTATCTTCCACCTGGCCGTCACCGTCAAAGACTGGTATGTTCCCATCCCCAGCCGTTGGTACTTTTTGCATTGCATCCCCTGAGTCTGTGGCAAGCGCTATTATATTATCAATAATGTTTAAATAATCTTCAATAAGAGCCTCTGGCCAATCTGTAAGAGCCCGCAGCTCTGTAGCGCTTAAAACCAAACCCCTTAATTGTTCAACTGATACAACCATTATGAATATGTCATCTCCATTAGTGCAAAAGCCATTCTTGATTTTGTGGCACCCCTGAATTTAAAGGCTACCCAATCGCTAACGATCCCCAACCGCCTAAGATAAAAACGTCTGTTATAATTCCCAGGTTCTCCGTATAACTCAAACCATTCGTTGCCATATATCACCCCATCATATGTCAATGAAAAAGATATTTTCGCTTCTGAATCCGTTGTATGGCCCGGGATAGTCTCAAGTTCAATCTCATCAATAGAAAACTTTTCAATTTTTAGCAGGGCTGTATACAAAAGCCACTCAGCAATCTCTTCGTAATGCGTGCAAACGTCATTATCTAAAAGACCTATGTTCGATCCTTGCTTATCTCCATATACCCATTCAGATGAACGGGAGTCATTCACCCCATTTATGGCTCTGTATGTCACATCTCCTTGGACATCTGATTTTAATTTAGTCCATGCAAGCTCAACCCCGAAAGATTTAGCAACAGATTCATTAAAACAAAGAGTCTCACCAGGTAGATGTACCAGCACGAAAGTTATATCGTCTTCTGTCCTGGCTTCCATTCTCATGTCGGACAGCTCAGGCTCAGAATATTCTTTTATAAGCTTGTCTATTTCCCGGGTTGATACCTTGATTGATGTGCCAATACCAATTTTATATACCCCTACAGCAGAATCTTTATACCCACCTGTTATAAAAAAGTTACCACCCGACTCACACTTTGCATGTGTGGCGACGATACCTATTTTCTGTGCTCTGGTCTGGACCCTGGTAAAAGAAAAGTTGCTTGTTGCATCATTCACAAAATACTCCAGGCTGTACCGGCCCCACACCATGACCTTATTATCCTGGGTCTTTGAAAGCCCGTTAGATGGATCTGGCATAAACTCAGCGGTTGCAAACTTTAGTGGGTCAATGGCTGATTCATCATCAATGTCAGTATGGAAAATATATTCACCATCTGTCATGAAATAATACCCGTCTACCCAGACGCCATCTATTGGGCTCCCAAGGTCTGCGTCTGTGACCTCTCGGAACCCGGCAGATGTATCGTAAAGAAAAAACTTACCGTCTGCTATAACGCCTTGAGTGTTGAAAGAATAAAACCCCTCCATTCTTGCCTGTGATTCACCCGGGACGGTTCCAAGTTCTACAACGGCCCCAGCGGTTGACACGGATACCATTTTTGTGCCTGATATTCTGTATTGATTCCCAAGCCGTTCGTTGTAAACTCCTGACCGGTCTATTCCTGAACCCGTACCCAAAAGAGTCAGCCCGGGGTATTCGATCATGTATCCCTTTGCCCCAAGGATTTCTTTTTTTACTGCATACATATTGGTGGGTAGGTTGTCCCTATAATCTGACTCAAGACCGTTGGCGATTCCATCACCTTTTATGAGATTTACAGGGCTTTTCATGTTGATTCCTGTATTGTTACCAATTCAAAGTCAATCAGCCTTGTGGTTATCCTTCCGGTGCTTGAGGTCGCAACGATTTTCACCTGTAGGAATGCGTCTGATCTGGTCCCATTGTTGCCAACTGCATTTATCCTGTATGAAATATCTGGGGAGGTTAAAGAGTCTGAAGCAACCGTTAGTCCGTCGTCTGCTGTTATCACATAACTTGCAACTGTTTCCGCACCAATAACCCAGGAGTCGAAGTGTTCCACAAAGTCGTCAATATCACCAACAACCATGCGGTTTGTGTCACAATCGTTAGGAGCTTCTGCAACAGGCTCATAAAATCTTCTTGGAATACCACCCCTTCTGAATTCGTTCCCTTTCCCAATCGCCTGCCTGCTGGAATATTGTGTTTGCTTTGGAGTGGCTGTCAAAGAATATAAGGCCGACAAGCTACCGGCTGATTTTTTAAATAAGTTTTGGTCTATTTTATCGGCTGCACCCTTACCAAATTCTGATAGCAAGTGCTCCGCAAGAACCCACTTGAATGGCCCCCTGTATTCCTTGGATACACCAGATTTAGAATTGACATCGGGTGACTCTTCAAAATTGTAGTTTAGGCATACGTTGAGGCCCCTAAGAGTAGCGGCCAACTCCTCCATGACTGTTAATGCAAGCTTATTGTCTTCGCCAGACGGCTGAACAGTTATGCCTGATATCCTCATGTGAGAATAAGCACCGTTTATCAAGTCAATCTTTAAATCTCCGGTTGCCATTCTTTAATCTCCACTTTAAGCCTGGTGATTTTTTTGTTGTGCCAGTTTCTTATGCCCTTCGCTTTGGCTTCTTGTCTGATTTCATCGTCTGACATTTCTACATGCTCGATAACTTCGGTATCAGGTTCTTCTGGTATTTCCTCTTTAATCTCATAGCATTCAGCAGGGGAGTATGACCAGCCATTGGATAGGGCATGTTCAACGGACCCGTTTTCAAACTTCTGTAAGTCACACTCTATGCCCCTTATGATTTTTGTTGAACCTGGTTTATATAGGACTGTTGCCATTTTGCTCCTTATTAAAGGCGGGGTTTTACCCCCGCCCGGTTAAATATCATGAAGTTACGGAAACGCCACTTGTCGCGAATACCGGCAAGGCGCCAGCAACGTAAATGCCCACTGCCGCTTCTGCCATCACTGTGCAATCAACAGACGCACAGTCTTTTAGGACTACAGCACCCTGAGTCTGTGCCGCACCGAAGCCTACAGCATGGGCAGGCGTACCGGCCCCGAGGGGATTGTTTATGAACGTGCATCCGTTGAACATCAGCATACGTTCAACGTCCGTCGCATTGGTTCCATAAACAAAAACTTTGTCCGTGTCGTCTGCTTTGCCAAACAAGAGGCAGTTTTCAAAATAACTGTCACGGCATTTTTTCCCGGAAAGGGTGGCTGTCACCAGGACGTTAGCCCGGATATTACCGGTTTCATTTGCTGTGCTTCCAATGGTGCTATTGTAAACCATCAAACTATCACCGTTATGGAGCAACTCAGCCGCGCCTGCGTCGTCAAGATCAGTGGATTTGTAAAGTTCCATGTTGAACATCCGGGTAAACTCTCCACCTTCTGCCCAGGCATAAAGACCTTCAGCAACAGTATTCTCATTAATCACTTTGATGCCCTGAAAAGTATTTCTAACACCGGTGTTTTTGACGGTGGCAATATCTGTTGCCGCGGTCGTTACACCAACCGAAATTTTTGCGCCCTGACCGTAATGGCCGAGCGGACCATTCATACCGAGCGTGTGAACACGGTTTTTAGCAATTGTTACCATGGCTGGCTCAACGATTGTTGAATCCCCATCAAGCAGAATAAAATCGTTATTGTTTGATGCCACTTCATCAATTGCTTTGGCATAAGTTCTAAAAGCAGTACCCCAGGAAAGTCCATCATTCCCATCTGCACCATTCCTGTAATCTACATAAAAAATGTCGCCAGGTCCATGGCCACCTGTAAGGGCTCCTATCTGACTCCTGGAAACCTGCAATCCTGTGTGGAAAAAATCTCTTTTCATGTTGCTTCTCCTTTGTTCTGGAGGGGATCTGAGATAGACCCCCTCAAGGATTGAATTTATACTGTGTAAGCAGGAGATGAGTCAACCGCTACACTCATCAGACTTACAAGTTGCCAACCGTCTGTGTCGTTGGCATACATCAGCACACATTGATCACCAACAACGGCCAATGTAACTTGACTGAAGTTCCCGCTCGCAGTTGTCGGTATAACTTCGACATCGTTAGCGTGCATGGACTGGATTGTCAACATCTGGCCAGCTTTACCATTGGGGACCGTGAGCGTAGTGACAGCTCCGGCAGTTGAGTCAACTTGAACAACTGGATGCGTAATTTCTAATGTATCAGTTGTCGCCGCGAGTGTTTGCTCCAGTATGTCCGTGGCGAAATACTCGTTATCTCTTTGTCGCCATTCCATGTTTCTTGTATATTCGACCATTTTACTTCTCCTCTGTTCATGGGAGGGCTCTTACACCCTCCCGAGTAAGATTAATAAGTTACCGCAGAACCGCAGTTGCTGGGGTTACAAACCGTGATACCGTACCAAATAAACAGACGATATCTAAAGTTCATTGTCACCATGATCTTTGAACAACTCAGCCGGGATTGTTCCGCCGATAACTTCAATCGCGCTTTTGTCCCAGAATAGGTTAACTTTCTGAGTCGCATCGATATTTAGGCGGGTAATGGTTGCTGCCCCAAGAATCTGGGTGTCAATGTTTGCATATGCAGCCTCAAGGGTAGTTAATGCAGGGTCATCAGCAGCGATGGGTTTCGGGAATACTTTGATGTTAGTTCCATCGGTAATCTCAATTACGGTGAACGTCATTGCCTGGCCTGTGGCAGTTTTATCAGCAAGACCAACGGACTGAACGGCTGTGCCTGAGTTCTCAATGGTGAACTTATCACCAACAGTCAGCAGGGAAGAGTCATTAACAACCAGCGAAGCTTCCCGGTAATCAACATTGGTTACGGCCTTGGTGGTGGTGTTTACTGTTCCACCGGAAGGCGCAAAAGACTGATCACCTGTGATTGTAACGGCAGGATCTGCCCCACCAGTAAGGTTGGGAAGGTAGGAGCCTGTGAAAACATCAAACCCGGCTACGTTTGAACCAATCTGGCCTTTCTTCCATGCGTCGCCTTCTGGTCTGCCCTGGAGGGTCTGTCTTGCTGCCAAATCCTTGGAAAACAGGAGCGTGTCACGATCATTCAGGACATAATACCGCATGTCTTCAGCAACCTGGCGCTCATTCATAATCGCCTGGCCTTCTGCAATGAAATCGTACCCGCTTGTAGCGTTGCTTCTGTAAAACAGAGAACCCTGCTGGGCAACTGCGGTCCCGATATTCTTGTTCAATTCGGTTGCCTGCCGCCTGCCTGACTGTGCTGCCCGTCTTTCCCAGTATCTTTCTGTCCTGAGATCATCGGCTCTCTGTACAACAAAATCATTGTCAGGTGTTCCGAGAACTGCCGGGTATGTTTCCTCGATAATTCCGGTTTCAGACCCGGTCAAGTCCCATCCTGGAATGATGGGCGCATGTTGCTGGACAGGATACCAAATAACGTTTCCCGAGTCCTGCATTCTTCCGCCATCGGGCTCATGGAAATCTGTCAACTCAACGAGCTGAGTCTGGTGCTCATAGGTTTCCTTAAACTTGTCAACCATTACCTCTGCAATTTTACCACTTGAAAGTGCCATCTATTTACTCCTTACCATCCGCTTACATCGTACCCAGCAGCCTTACCCTTCTTTTTGATATTGTAGGATTCGGTTGTGCCTGGCCCTATCTTTTGGTACGCTTTTCTCATCTTGGTTTCATCAGCGTTGCCACCTGTAGGGACATCACCGCCTGCTTTTTGGGCCGGGTCTGGTGCGTTGCTTTTTGGCTTAATTAATTTGGTTAGTCGTTGCTTTTCTTCCCCAAGCCACATTGCCAGGCTGATCCCCAATGGGTCATCATTGATAAGTGACTTGACTTTATCCTGGGCCGCTCGGTTAACCCCGATGAAATACTCTAACTTTTCGGATCCTTTACCGAGTTTAGCGAACACGTTCTCAAATACCATGTTGCCAGCCTGTCCGAATACTTCATCGAACACGGCTTTGGTATTTTTGGAGGCGGCTATATATTTCTCTTTTGAAAGCCCGCTTGTCTCCATGAGTTTGTCAGCTCTCTCATAATGAGAGTCCATGGCCTGGTTAATATTTTCCTGTGCCTGCTTGGTCGCCTCGTCCTGCTGCTCAACCTTCCGGTTCCTGTTGTATGTGTCTTGGAGCCTATCCCCTTCGTACTTTGACAGGGCAACCTCATACTCTTCATCGGTTCCGTGGTCATCACGATTCGGACGGTTAAGGGTTGTTTCTTGCTTTGGTGAAGCAAGTCTGAGGGCTTCATTTTCCGACCTGAGTTTTTCAAGTTCTTCGTCTCGGTCTGCAATCTGTCCTCTGAGTTCCTTTTTCAAGGACACAAATTTACCAACAGGCACATTCTTTGAAGGGTCGTCAGGAGTCTGCTCTCCTGCCTCTTCCTCTTGCATCCAAGGCTCGACTGTTTCCAGCTCTGCATCTTCTGCCTCTTCCACGGTTTTAAACTCTTCAGTGGGTTCAGCAGTTTCAAGGGCCAGTTTGTCGGCTTCCTCGGCTGCGTTCTGTTCTTTTAATTCGCTCAGTTCCATCTCTGATTTTCTCCTATCAGCAAGGCGTTTCAGGTTTCCCCCTGCGGGTTGCGTTTATTCGGGTCGCCTCCGCTAAAAACAAAAAAGCCGGACAAGTGCTATTTGCACTCATTCGGCTCTGTTGTTCAGATACCTATGTAGTTACTTCTTACCTATGTTTTTTAATCATCAACTCGGTCTTAACCGCAACATACAAGCCAATACCAATAGCCAGAATAGATATTACAGTTGAAAAATCACACATGGGTCTCTATCTCCACCTTTATGATATCTTTATCTCTAATATTATCTACGAGATTCTTGTATGAATGGCTCAACATTTCTTGTTTGTCTCTAACAATGGCGGCTATACCTTTGTATTTGCATTCCGTCTTTCCATTCTCTGCCAAATAAATTATATCACCCATGGGTTTCTCCTCTTGGCTTAATTATCTAACTGCTTCTGTTGCCTCTGCGATCAACTTTTTAAGGCACCTCTTACAAATCAGAATCTCATTACCACATACACTACAAGACTTGTTCTTGTTCCCGGTTAACTTCAGCTTGGCGTCTCTGTTAAGGCACATGTGACACCTGCATTCGTCTGTTTGTTTTAAGAAGCTCATGGCTCACTCCGGTTTTATACTCTCTTCGTTCAAGATATGTACAACCTTACCACCCTGGATTTTTATTGTCAATTTCCACCATCGTTTGTTTGCGATTAGGCTGGTTATTAGTTTTATTAGTTGCTTCATTATAGGTCTAATACCTTACGGCTGTCACTGTATAAATTTCTCCGCCTACGTCCATAAGGTTACCTACGCAAACCTTGCAATTATTATCCATGTCAACCTTTATATCAAACTGGTTTACATATTCGACATTATTCCTTTTTGCCAGTGTAACAATTTGGGATTTGCTGTTTTCTTGAACCCTGCTCTCATACTCACCACAAAAATCAGTTTTGCTTATTTCAACGAAGCTTCCTGACGGTGCGTACCGTTTGCACCGACCATCAAACCCACTAAGCTCGTTGTGTGCCCACTTGCAGGTTGGGCAGGTTTTACTGGGAATTTCTCTTTCGTATAACTTCTCACAGACCTCATCAAAAGGGGTTTTCCGCCTTAGTCGCCCAAGACCTAAGAGATTTGACGCCAGTTCTTCAGGGGTGAACCGGAAAACAGTGGATGGCCTATCGGGTATTTCTATTCCTATATTCATATTATCTGGGAAATAATAAAACACGATACCACCCCTTGTTTCACAAACAATTTTTTCTTTATTGTCGAACAATGTGCCTTTTGGTACTAATTTCATATTCTCTCCTTAGTTGGTTTTTCCAATCAGGTTTATCATTCATGTTTTCCATGTTTGATGGCTTTTTTTATGCGATAGATACATCTCAGCTTCTTCCTGGTAATTGTGTTCCCCAGGATTTTCAGATAGAAACTCAGCCAAAAAACGAGGGCCTGTAAAAATGTCTGAAAAAGTGTGAATTGCCTCTCTGCCGGCAGCACTTTTTATAATCCTATCCATGCCTTTTAGTATCTCTTTTATCATGCTTTCCCTATACCATTTTTGTGTAGTAAAGTCAACATATTAAGCGCTCATCAGCTCCTTGAAAAGATCCTCTGTACTCATATCCTCAACTTTCCTGGTCTGTATCTCCTTAATCTTTGCCTGGTTGTCAAGGTTAACCCCCATTGTGTCGGCTCCGGTCTTGGTTATCTTTGCTCCGGCCTCTTGTGCATCAACCTGGAGCTTCATTCGCTCTGTTTCGGCCTCAAACATATCGATACTGTGACCCATCTTGGTATTTTCATCGTCAAGGTTCATCTTGACACCTTCCCGCTGGGCGTTCAATAGATCAGCCTGGCCCTTTTTGTCTTCAGCCATTGCAAGAACCATTGCTGCATCAGGTTCCTGGTTTTCCTGGGACTGTTCAAGGAGCGCTTTCTCTTCGTCTGTTTCAGGTTCTTTAATCCCGGAAATGACAAGCTGTTTGTTTGCGTATTCTTTCAAGTCTTCCATTTCAACACCGTCTGAAAGCTGGATAATCTTGAGCTGGATCGCTTTTCTCATTGGATCATCAGGGGCCATGGTTGCAAGCTGAGTCTCAAGCCTGTCAAGTGTCTGCTCTTTCTGGCTGGAATAAGATGCCCCTATCCTGCTGGTAATTTCAAACTCTGCCATTCTTAAATCGTTCAGGAAAACCGGCTCTCCTGTTTCTTCATCAATGATGGCCTGCATGATTTCAACTTCTTTCTTTGTCCCATCAGGAAGCTCTATCTTTTCCTTGCTCGGAATGTCGTGGATCTCAGAAGCCATTGATATATAAATCTCGGCATCCCTGCGAATGGCAAACTTTTTGTTCTCTTGGTAGATCATTGATTGCATATCAAGTCTGGCCTGCAATGCAAGGACTGCCTTTCCGCTGGTGTCCGGGTCTGCAATGTCCTGGGGAAGCCCAGGGTTTGCCACTTCTCTTACCGCTGAAGATGATAAATCTATGGCCGCTGCCAGTGCCGGCGGAATATTGGGGGCTGTTAGTTTGCCGACTTCACCGATTGGTAAAACATTCCCGCTTGCGTCCTTGCTATTCTGCAATACATAAGGGAAATTGTTCTCTGGTCCTGACAATTCATACATATATTCGAACCCGGCCAATTGCTCCTTAGTAAAGATAGGTTTCTCTCTTGGTCCCTTGCTGAATATGTCTGATAGATAAGAGTATGAAAAGTCTCTCATTCTCTGGGGATCTTTAGCCCGTCTAATAATGCCCTCGTAATGAACCTCACCCTCAACTATTGCAACCTCTCCGAACTCAGGCACAACGGGTATATTCTCACCTGCAATGCGTTCGCCTGTTCGTTCACCGTCAACCATTTTCCCGTTCAGGATCTCAGCACCAGAGGCAATATACTTCCTAACCTCCCAAACCTTGATCTCTTTTTCATCAACGATCTCGTACCCAAGGTCGATCATCTCGTCCATGACTTTCTCAAGTGCGCTTTCTCTTAGCTCCTGAGTTCCGCCAAACGGATCCTGCATGGTAAGGATTTTCTCTTTGACTTTTTCACGGTGATAGAATTCAACAACGTAAATCTTTTTACCTTCACCGCCCACCCATGGGAATGTGTATGAATGCTCAGGGAATGCGAATGAACTCATTGCAACGGAGTCAATCTTTTCCCCGGTGTTCTCTTCGACAAGTTTGATATACCCATCTTCAGAGTATGCCCACAACAGACTGTATGTCTATCTTCTTTGCGTTAGGATCCCAAAACCCGTTGTTGTTTGCCTCATATACTGGCCTTCTGACGATCTGCTGTTTCTTGCTGCCGGTCCTGTTGGATTTGTATTCAGTCTCAAGCACCCAAGCACCGGCCCCGCATATTGTGGCCTCAGAACTACCAACCTTGAAAGCCTCAAGTGATGTATTACTGTTTGCGTCCCGCCTGTAAAGACCATCTGCAATGTCTGCTGTATCGTCGGGTGTGTCGTTGATAGATTCAAAGTCGTTCTGGATTGGGTTGCTGGCTAAGTCAGCCTGTACCTGCTTGACCGCACTCTGAAGCATATCGAACTCACCCCGGTATTCAAGGAGAGACGTAGCCCATGCTGTATCATCCCAATTGGTAAGCCAAAAGAAAACCGTGTCTTCTGCTGCCCGTTCTCGGTTGGTCTGTCCTGATTCAAAGGCCTTGTCGTGCTTTTGTTTAATTTCATGCAGTGTAAGTGCCATTATCTTCTCCGGGCTGTGGTTTTAATTGGTTTTGGCATTGTGAACTTTGGTGCGACTCCTATATCTCCTGCCTTCTTGGCGTATCTTCTCATCATTATTG